ACCCCGACGGCTGCCTGCAATCACGACAAAACCATATCTGAAACAAGGGGATAAAAGGCGATGACAACCACGATTGATCAAAGCTTCATCGACCATTTCCAGGCCGATGTGCATCAGGCCTATCAACGCATGGGATCAAAACTGCGCAACACGGTGCGGGTGAAAAACGCCATCAAGGGCGCGACCACGGTTTTCCAGAAAGTCGGCAAGGGCACGGCGACCACCAAGGCCCGCCATGGCAAGGTGCCGGTGATGAATGTCGATCACGAGGCGGTCCGGTGTGACCTGCGCGATTACTATGCCGGTGACTGGGTCGATGCGCTTGATGAGCTCAAGATCAACCATGATGAAAAGATGGTTCTGGCCAATGCCGGGGCCTATGCGCTCGGTCGCAAGACCGACGAGCTGATCATCAATGCGCTGGTCGGGGCCGATGATGTCGTGCCCGATAATACCGAGGGCATGACGCTTGATAAGGTCATGATGGCGTTCGAAGGCCTTGGTGATCGCGATGTGCCCGATGACGGGCAGCGCTATGCGATTGTCGGCTGGAAACAGTGGTCGGAGTTGCTTCTGATCGATGAGTTTTCGCGATCTGACTATATCGGCGATGAAGATTTGCCGTGGAAGGGTACACAAGCCAAACGCTGGCTTGGCACGCTTTGGATGCCCCATTCCGGCCTTCCTGTCGCCTCGGGCATTCGATCCTGCTTCTGGTATCACCGCACCGCCATTGGCCATGCCATCGGCTCGGACGTTCAGTCCGACATCACCTGGCACGGCGATCACGCAGCCCACTTTGTCAACAACTCCATGAGCCAGGGTGCCACGCTGATTGATGGCGATGGTGTCACCTGCATCAAGGCGCAGGAATAACACCCACACCCGACTTTTCCCGAACCAAGGAGACCCAAATGGCAGAAGGTTTCAAAGCCAGAAACCTCAGTGTTCTGGCATACGCCAACGGCTTTACGCTGTGGCACTACATCACCCCGGACGTCGCCGCCGACGTCGATACCGCCGACTATTTTCTTGAGGCCCGCGACATGCTGCGCGTCGGCGATTTCATCATCGCCAACACCAACCGCGACGCCACCATGTCCGGCGGCCTGTTCGTCGTCGCAAGCTCCGGTGCGGGGGGCGTCGATGTCCGCGACATGACGGCAATCGGCACATCAAACACCGACTGATCGCACACCCCCGATCCACCCTTTTCATCCTCCCTCAACCTCGCCCCGGTGACATGTGTTGCCGGGGTTTCTTTTGACCAGAACAAGGATTGCCCATGTGTAACTGCAACAAGATTACCATCTGCACCGAATTTGACGCCGCCCAGATCGCCGGCCTTCAGGTGCCGATTGCTTCCATCCATGCCTTTGCCACCCAGACCGTGCCGGACGGCTATCTGATCTGTGATGGTTCGGTTGTTTCCCGCGCAGAGTATGCCGACCTGTTTGCTGCACTGGGCACTGTTTGGGGCGAGGGTGATGGCAGCACGACCTTCAATGTCCCCGATTTGCGCGGCGAGTTCCTGCGCGGCTTTGATGCTGGCCGTGGTGTCGATGAGGGGCGTGTGTTTGCATCTGAACAGAATGATGAGTTTAAAAGCCATACACACGGTTTTACCGAAACCAAGTCTGCTTTGTCAGGGTCGAGGGAGTACCCAGTCTACAGTTCGCAAGTTGTTGAGCCGAACGCTGTAGAGGAAGCTGTTACTCACACTGGTGGGGATGAAACCCGCCCGCGTAACGTGGCCGTGACTTACGCGATCAAGGCAATCCACCCTGCGAGCAACTGAGTAAGACCCGCAACCAATCCACATCTTTTCAAACGCCCTGGCAGCATCCGCTGCCGGGGTTTCTTTTTCTCAACCAAGGAGACTGCTCATGCAGGGTAATACCCCGGTCGAATGTGAAATCCTCAATGTCATTCAGGGTGCGGGCATCTGGCCCGATTGCGATGATAAAACGCAGCTTCTTCAAGCCATCGAAGCGCTGATTTCAGGCGGTGGTTCTGGTGGTGGCGGTGTCGTCGCTGGCAGTGAAATCGGTTCGGTTTCAGCTTTCGCCATGCCAACCCCGCCAACTGGCTGGCTGGTCTGTGATGGTTCAGCGATCTCACGCACCGAATATGCCGATCTGTTCGCAACCATTGGTACGCTTTGGGGGGCTGGTGATGAGGTGTCTACCTTTAACCTGCCGGACCTGCGCGGTGAGTTCGTGCGTGGCTTTGATGATGGTCGCGGCGTTGATGATGGGCGTGTGTTTGCGACTTCACAGGACTTCGCCCTTGAAAACATCACTGGGCGTTTTGGCGGAAGCGCGTTGTCGGGTGGTAACGACATCTTCGAGGGTGTTTTTGGTGACAACATCACAGGTTTGTTGGATCAGTCGCCAGGTTCGGGCGTGAAGCAGCCCTACGGCATTGATTTTGATGCTTCGCGAGTTGTCAGCACAGCTAACGAAACCCGCCCACGCAACATCGCGATGACCTATGCGATCAAAGCGTTCTATCCGACGTCTGCATAAGTCTTGCAATGAAATTTATGACCCTGGCAGACCGTGTTTGCCGGGGTTCTTTTTTGTCCAAATTGGAGAAATCATATGCAGTGTTTGAGCCCGGTTGAAAGTGAAGTTCTCAATGTCGTTCTGGCAGCCGAAATTGTTCCGGATCGCATGGACGATACCCAGCTGTTGCAGGCACTTGAAACCCTGTTTGGCGGTGGCAGTTCTGGGGGTGGGGCTGTGCCGGTTGCGACCATCCTGCCGTTTGCCGGTTCGTTGGCACCGGAAGGCTTTATGATTTGTGATGGTGCGGAACTTCTGGCGGCGGACTATGCCGATCTGTTTACCGCGATTGGCACGACCTATGGTGTCGGGCAGGCCGCTGGTAGTTTCAAACTGCCGGATCTGCGCGGTCGTGCACCGATTGGTGCCGGTCAGGGCGATGGTCTGACGGATCGTGTGATTGGTGCGGCTGGTGGTGAGGAAACGCATCAGCTTACGGTCGATGAGATGCCAAACCACACTCACCAGTACGGTGCGCCTCATCTCCAAACCTATGGCATGGGTTCATTTGCGGAACGGGGCCTAAACCCGACTTCGCAGGAATGGTATTCGGTGTCGGATGCTGGTGGCGACCAGCCTCACAACAACATGCAGCCGTTCCTGGTGGTGAATTACATCATCAAGGTCTGATTGCTGTGATCTAGAACCTTGCG